CAGACATCCAGCTGGCGCAGAACCGGATGGAGGAGCTGTCGATCACCGTGGGCGAGAACCTGCTGCCGGCCGTGAAGGCACTGGCTGACGCGCTCGGACCGCTGGCATCCGCGATCGGATTCATCGCCAACATCCCGGTCCTGGGCACGCTGGTGATCACTCTGACTGCGTTGGCGTCAGTGGTCATCCTGCTGGCGCCGGGCATCCTGGCGTTGACGACACTGCTCGGTGGACTGAGCGCAGTGCTGCCAGGAATCCAGACCGCATTGATTATCCTGGCGGTGCCATTCATCAAGCTGATCTTGATCGTTGGCCTGGTCGTCGGAGCGCTGGTGCTGCTAGGTGTTGCGCTGAAGGCGATATGGGACAGCCGCGCCCAGATCGGTCAGTTCCTGAGCTGGCTTGGCAACCAGTTCATGAACATGCTCAAGGCGATCGGCAAGTTCTTCGAGGATGTTGGCAAGCGCATCACAGGATTCTTTACGTGGCTGAATGAGCAGATATTCAAGGCCTACGACTGGGTGATCAAGGGCACGCAGGACAACCTGAGGAAGATTGGCGAATTCGCTACCAAGCTCTGGGAGTCGGTCGTCAAGACAATCAAGGGCATCATCAACGGAGTGATGAGGGCGATTGCCAATACCATCAATGCCGCAATCAATGGCATCAATTCGATCATCGACCGGGTGAACAGCCTGCCTCGCAGCGTGGGCCTCTCGATCTCGATCCCGAGGATCCCCACCCTGCCGGTGCCGCAGTTCGCCGATGGTGGTGTCGTCACCCGGCCGACCCTGGCCATGGTCGGCGAAGGTGGCGAGCCTGAGTACATCATCCCGGCCAGCCGCATGGGCGCCGCCTCAGCCGCCTACCAGGCCGGCGCACGAGGAGCGGATGTGCTGGCCGGCCGCGGCACAGGACAGCCGGTGATCAACATCACCACCGGTCCGGTGATGCGCACGCCAGATGGCCAGGACTGGGTCACCACAGCCGATCTGGAGCGGGCCATGCGCACCACGGCCAACGCCATGCTCGGACGCGTCAGGACGCCAGCAGGGCGACAGCTGCTGGGGATCCGATGACCCTCGCCCGCAGCCAGTTCCTCCGGGTGTTCGATGCCGCCGGCGTGACACGCCATCGGTGGCAGAGCTATCACGCCTGGACGACCGTCAGCTGGGAGGGCGCCAGCTGGCAATACCAGCCGTTCGAGTCGAGCGGCATCGTCGCAGGCCTCACAGGCGACGAAGGCGCCATGACGATCACGATGCCGGCGACGCCTACGGCGCTGTCGATGGTCGAGCAGGCCCTGGCGCTGCGGCATCGCATCGAGCTGCGGATCTATCAGTTCACTGCTACCACCAACGATCTGTCGCCACCGGCGGATCAGTCGCTCGTGGCGACATTCACCGGCGAACCGGTCGGGGGCAGCGGCAGCCTCACTGAGCTCCGCCTCGAGCTGGGCAGCCTGCTCTCCCCGGTCGGTGCGACGATCCCACCACGCACGTTCTCGACGCGCCTGATCGGCGCAGGATGCCGCCTATGACCCTGTCCGTCTCCGACCCTCTGGCGCTGGTCGCGATCGAGTCCGGGCTGGTGCAGGCGCCGCTGCGCGCCGACGCAGCTGCTGGTGACCAGCCGCTCGACGATGCGCAGCGCAGCGCAGTCCTGGGCGAGCCGATCCCGATCGTGTTCTGCCGGCGTGATGAGGCGAACGGCAGCGGCGGTGTGCTGGTGTCACCAGCCGCCACCGAGGCCCGGTTCACCAATGACGCGGACAATGCCGTCACTGCCAGCTACCACCTGGTGGTGAGCGAGGGGCGGATCGGATCGATCCAGGTCCGCGACGTGCTCCAGGGCCCATGCCGCCGCGGCACGCACACCCAGACCTATGACCGGCGTGCTGGCACATGGCAGCCCGGGAACTTCATCGTCGATCGCAATCGCCCGCCGCGGCGGTTCTGGACGCAGCAGGTCATCACACCAACGACCCAGAGCCAGATCGATCAGTTCAACCTGCTGGGGCAGGCGACCCTGACTGATCCATCTGAGCTGACGACATATCCGTTCAATTTCTATGCAACCTGGTACGAAGCGGTTCTGGTAAATCCAGCTGCGCCAGACAGCCATGATTCCTGGCAGTACGTGATGCCCAATGGCTTCACTACTACAACCGTCACATATACGAAAACCATTGCAGCCACAAGCTACGATCTGCCCGATGCGACGTTCTACTGCGGATCGATCGGCACCTACACAGGCCTGTCCACGCTGTCGTTCACGACGACAGCTGCTGATGGCAGCGACGCATGGCAGCAGCAGGTCCACCTGTTCATCCGCAATGGCATCGAGGTGCCGCGGCTGATCGAGGCCACGACCGGCAGCAGCAGGAACTATGCCGATCTGGTGCAGTGGTCACTACTGAACTGCGCCAACCTGCCCAGCAGCCTGATCGACTCCACGGCGCTGCTGGCGGCGGCCAATTTCCTGGTTGCCAATGGCCTGAGCTGCGACATGGAGATCAAGAACTCGGGCAATCTGACCGACTTCCTGGCGCAGATGGCTCCGTACTTCTTGCTGGCTGACACCAGGAACAACGGCCAGCGAGGCCTGCGTCCACTGCTCCCCGTCAACCCGGATCACACCATCAAGACCACGGCGCTCACGCCAGTGGCGGTCTTCACCGAGGAGCACATCCAGCCCGGCAGCTGGGAGGTCCAGTACGTGAGCCTGCAGGACCGCTCGCCGGTCTGTGTGCAGGTGCTCTGGCGGCAACAGCCCAGCGATGGGGTCGGCATCATCCGCACGAGCGAGGTGCGATACCGGGACGAGGCGCAGGATGGTCCGTTCGAGCAGCACGATCTCAGCGCGTTCTGCACCCGCGAGAACCATGCCGTGAAGGTCGGCGCCTACATCCGCGCCAGGCGTCGCCATGTGACGCACACCGCACGCCTGCAGCTGCGCAGCCTCACCACCAGCCTGGTGCCGGGTGACCTGGTGCGGGTGACGCTGCAGCGCAGCGCGGAGGGCATGAACGCCAGCGCTCACAACAGCCTCTACGAGGTCGCCAGCATCAGCCAGTCGGTGAGCGGCGAGGTGGCGCTGGATCTCACCCACTGCCCGGTCGATACGCAGGGCCGCAGCCTGGTCGCGCTGGATGTGGCAGCCGCCACAGGATCGGGCATCATCCTGCCCAGCAACCGCAGCGGCGTGAGCTGTGACGTGAACTCAGCCGGCGATACCACCGTGCCGCCAGAGGCCGGCCTGACGGGCATACCGCTGGACCAACAATGGGTCATGGGGCCGCCTGTGCCCTGGGAGGATGTGCCGCCCGTGGAGCTGTTCAATGCCGACGAGCACGCCGGCCTGCATTTCCATGCCGTCTACTGGTCCGGCATGGAGCTGGTGGTGGAGCTGCGAGTGTCGCCCACAGGCCGAGCAGCTGCTCCTGGCTTCGGCCCGCTGGAGGCGACGATCACGGGAGAATCGGTCGCCTATGACGAGAACAACGACCTGATCGTTCCGCAGCCAGAGAACCTGCCGACGCTGAATCAAACGGTTGAGATCGTCAGGGAGTGGAGCACCTACGACGACTTCTCGACCATGCCGGTGCCGCCCAGTAACCGGATATTCGGCCTGGAGATGCGCGTCAACTTCTCGCCCAGTGACCTGCCACCTGCTGGCACGAAGTACAGGATGACCATTGATGTCACGTCAACCAGCGGCGGATTCAAGACGCTGGAGATCCTCAACACCGCATACGCCTGGTTCGACTGGTTCATCCCCAGCTCGGCCGACATCCCGCTGGGCTCAGCGCCTGGCATCTCCTACTCGCAGTCGTCTGTCCTGACGGGCCTGCAGGCCGCGGCCGAGGCCGAGATGCAGAACGACACGTGGAAGTCGACCACGCAGACCGCAACGCAGATCAACGCTGGCGAGCACTGGATCCGGATGGACCTGGGCAGTGTGCGGCCGATCGTCGGCATCGTGGTCGGTGCGCTGCCAGATGGCTCGTACTGGGACACGGTGCCAGATGATGAGCACTTCGATCCGGCATTGTTCGAGACATCGCCAGGCAGCTACACCTTCCCGACGTTCGCGTTCCCGGGCGTTGATGTGATCGAGGCATCGAACGATGGCGTCTTGTGGTGGGCTGTCTGCCCGATCCTGGGTCGTGACGACACCGGATACCCTCGCTGGCCGACGTGGCCAGGGTCATCCAATCCGATCCTGCACGAGTACACCACAGGCGCATCGCCTGTCCCGGATCGGCAGTTCTTTGAGTACACCACTGGCGTTCCGGTGACTGACTACGCATATGAACTGCTGCGTCAGGAGGTGGCCTATGCGCCACGGATTCCCAAGGATCTTCGCGCTCGCTACATCCGCGTTCGCAAGCCAGCATCGCAATACGGGGCGCAATCGCTATCGGTGACTGAGCTCTACGTGAAGGTTCGTTCCGCCCCCTGACCATGCCAGCGCCAGCGTTCCCCGCCCTTGCTCCCAGCAGCCGGACCTTCACGCCAGGCAGCTACCTGCAGGCGTCGTACCAGTCGCTCGATGGACGGCAGACCAACGTGGCCCACAGCAACGCCATGATCAGCAGCCGCCTGGCGCTGCAGTTCAGCGGTCTGAGCGAGGCTGAGATGTTCAGCATCCTGCAGCACTACCACGGGCAGCTGGGGGCATGGGGATCGTTCCAGGTGCCGGCCGAGACGTTCTCCGGATTCCCGGGAATCGTGGTCGGCACTGGCGCAGCAGGTGCATTCGGCAGCTCCAGATGGCGCTACGTCGATTCGCCGACCGTTCAGGAGTTCCCGAG